GCGTCTCCGGAAATACCGTCCTGGAGGGCAATGAGGAAATCCTCAACGCCCGGAGCCTCAACCTGGTCGTGTCCGCGTTCCGGCACGCCGTCGCCGTCTCGGATTGGGACGAGCAGAAGTCCGTCATTGATCTCCGCGAGGCCGCCAGGGAAGCCCTGATGGTCTGGGAACTGGAGAAGATGCGGAACGACATCATCACGTCGTTGGAGGCGATTACCGCCGACAACAACGTGCAGGTGTCCTACGCGGCGGCCACCGCCGGCCAGCGCAATACCTGGATGGTCAACAACGCCGACCGCGTGCTGTTCGGCGCGTCAAAGTCAAACGCGGTGTCCGGTGTCATGGCGACCGCGCTGCTGACCGTCGACAACACCGCCGACAAGATGACGGCCGCCATCGTCACGCTGGCGAAACGCATCGCCCGCACGGCATCACCGCGCATCCGGCCGATTTCCGTCAACGACGACGAGGAATGGTTCGTGATGTTCATGCCATCGCTGCCGTTCCGCGACCTCATGCAGGACCCGGTCATCATCAACACGTTGCAATACGCGTGGGATCGTGGCCGCGACAATCCGTTGTTCACGGCTGGGGACATTCTCTACAACGGCGTGATCATCCGCGAAGTGCCGGAGATGCCGATCATCGCCGGAGCGGGCACGGGCGGCATCGATGTGGCGATGTCCGCGCTGTGCGGCGCGCAGGCTTTGGGCGTTGCGTGGGCGCAACGGATGAAGAGCACGACGAACGTACGCGATTATTCGTTCTTCCATGGAATCGGAATTTCCGAAATGAGAGGGATCGGGAAGTTGCGCTTTGGTGTTGATCCCACGGTAGACACAACAAAACCCGTTGACGCAGGCATCGTGAGTGTATGGACGGCGGCGGTCGCCGATGCGTGACGATATCGAAACGATAGTTGATCATGATTAACCTTCAGTGCTACACTGAGGCGAGACCGTGGGGCGTTATCAGCGCCCCGACGGCCCCTGACCGCCGATATGAGGTGAACATACCGATGGCTATTCCCTACGTGCCCTACGATGGGCCGATTGTCCAACGCGCCGAGGCCAAGGCGCGTGGTTTGACGCGTTTCTTCCCAGGCTCAAAATGTCGCCGCGCAGGGCATCTGAGCCAACGCATGACCTCAAATGGCGGGTGCCATGCGTGTCTCGCCGTCCATAGCGAGGCGTGGCAGAAGGCCAATCCTGAAAAACAGCGCGCGGCGATCCTTGCTTGGAAGGAAGTCAATCAGGAAGAAATCCGGGCGGCCGGGCGGAAGTATTCCGCCGAGCATCGGGTCGAAAGCGCCACATACAGGCGGGAGAGGAATGCAAAGCGTCTGGCGGCGAAGTTGGCGGCGCGACTCCCGGAACCAGACGACTATACCGGCCCGATCGTCACGCGGGACGATGCGAAGGCCGCCGGATTAACGCGATTTTTCACCGGACGGCCGTGCACCAAAAACCACATGAGCCAGCGGACCACCGTCAACGGCGGATGTTTCCGATGCAACAATGAGTTGGGAAATCAGCTTTACCACGGAGAAGGGCCTGAAGAGCGCAAATTAAGGCGAAAGAACATGCGGGTTTGGAAGAAAGCCAATCCAGAGAAGGTCAAAGTCAGCGCCCATGTTCGTAGGGCCAGAAAACTGGCGGCTGAAGGTTCCCATAGCGCTGATGAACTCAAGGCGTTGTTCAAGGCTCAGAAAGGCAAGTGCGTTTACTGCTCGAAGTCTGTCCGCAACGGCTATCACGTTGACCACGTAAAACCACTGGCCCGTGGCGGAACTAACTGGATCACGAACATCGCCTTGGCTTGTGCACGATGTAACACCAGCAAAGGTGCCACCGACCCCATCGTCTTCGCCCGCCGTCTGGGGCGTCTGTTGTGAATGTCGCCGTGGCTCAAAATCGCGGTGGCGCTCGCGCCGTTGATACTGGCCGCGCTGGTGGGCATCGGGTGGAACAACTCGCATTCCATGGCGGTTCTCGGCGCGCGGGTGGACGACAACGTCAGAGAACTCGATCACCTGCGCGATCTGGTCGAGCAGCTTATCCGCGGGCCGCGTCAACCATGAGGAGAGACTGAAATGGCAACGAAACCGCATAGCGCAACCGAGACGATCCATCACACCGGGCGGTCGAACAGCGTCACCGGGGCGGCGTTCGTATCGCCTCACACGACCGAGGAACTCACGCAAATGGCGGCGGGATCGGTCGGCGCGCAGATCATCCTCGATTACAATGGCTCCGGCGCGTTGGGCGCCCGAGGTGGCGCGGGTGCGACGATCGAGGAAAACACGATGGCCAGGGACGCTCACATGGTCGCGTTGGGCCTTGATCCCGTGAACCCCTCTGGGCCGCCTACGGCGCCAGACCCGGCGGGGGCTGTAAGGGCCACCGGGGCGCCCGTTGGCCGCGCCACGCGCATCTCCAGCCTCGCGGCGGGCATCATCACCGGAGATCCTGGCACGACACCGCCGCCACCCGGCAACGGAACCGGCGGCACGACGGCACCGGTCAACCGGGACGTCCCCCACGTCTCGCAGGCGGGCGACACGCTGAACTGCACAATGGGCAACTGGGAGGGTGAGCCCACGAGTTACGGCTACCAGTGGAAGATCGATGGTTCGATCGTTGGCACCGACGCCGCGAACTACACCGTGACGGCCGCCGACGTCGGCAAGGTCGCGACGTGCGTCGTGACCGCCACGAACGCGCATGGATCGACCGCCGCGCCACCGTCGAACGAGGTCACGATCGCCGACCCGGCGGCGGGCGGACAGTCGCGGTCGAAGCGGTAACCGATGCCAGCGACCGTCTCCGTCTCGACGATCGCCGAGCGGACGCTGCGGCGGCTCAACGTCGCCGTGGTGCCGCTCGACGATCGTCCGACCATGACCGAGATGGTGCCGGTCGCCACCATCGCCACGATGGCGCTCGTCGAGCTGGGCGTCATCGCCTCGGATGAAACGCCGCTTGCCTCCGATCAGGCGTTGGCGCTCGACAAGGTGGCGAGTGTCCACGCCGGGCTCGATGCCCAGGCGCTGGTCTGGTGGGACGCCACCGCCGTGCCGCGCGCCTTCGTCGAGGAATACACCAAGTTGGCGGCGGCGCAGATGGCCTCGTCCTTCGGCAAGGCGGCCGATCCGTCCTTGGTGGCGCTGCTGGAGGGGCGCGTTCGCCGGGGCGCCATGGGCATCGCCTCGCACGACATCGCGGTCGAGGGTGTCATGGCTGTTCACACCGAGTTGGTCGGCAAGGGCATCGCGCGGTGGACCTCGGGTGACATCCCGGAGATGGCGGCCCCGGCCTACGAGATGCTCGCGGCCTACAACCTCGCGCCGAAATTCCCGCCGGCCGAGCAGAAGCCCGCCGATGTGGTGCAGGCCATGCGGACGCTGTTCACTATCACCGCGTTGCCGACGGGCGGCGAGCGCGTGGTCGCGGAGTACTTCTGATGACAAAACGATGTGCTTTGATACTGGCTGTTCTGTTGTCGCAACCCGCGATGGCGCTGGCGCAGGCTCTCAGCTATGCCGACCGCTCCGGCACCATCACCGCCGGGGGCACCGCCCAGGTGGCTATTCCGGCGTGGAGCGGCCGGCACGGCTGCATGATTCAGAACCAGTCGGCGGGAAGCCTGTGGGTGTCGGAGACGGCAACGGCGGTCGCGGGGCCACCATCGATCCTGATCCCGGTTGGCCAGCAGTTTCTGTGCATGAGCCCGGCGTCCGGGCAGGCGTATTCGATCATCGGCGCGACCACGGCGCAGGCGTTCGTGGCGCGGGAATGGTGAGGTGATCGGTCGGCGCTCACTGTTGCTGGCCGGGGCCGCGCTGCCCGCGTCGGTATCGGCGTATGGGCAGTGCGTTACCGATACGATGGTCGTGGATGCGTGCCTTGGCGGGGTGCGTCGCACCGTGCCGGGTGGGATGTCGCTCAACCTCAACTTCATGAGCGCGCCAATCGATCCGCGCATCACATTCACGCGCGTGTCGACCGCGACATACACCGACGCCACCGGAACGATCCAGACGGCGGCGATCAACGCCCCGCGTTGGGATTACGACCCGGTTACGCACGTGTTGCGCGGGCTGCTGATCGAGGAGGCGCGGACGAATGTGGCATTCCCGAGTATTCCAGTGGGGAGTTGGTCGATTAACGGTTCAACGCCAACAGCGAATAGCGGTATCGCGCCAGACGGCACGAATACGATGGTTAAGCTGATCGATGACGGAACAAATGGCATCCATTGTTCAGTAAACAGTTTTACTATCGTGACAGGCCAGCCTTATACCTTCTCCGCTTACGCCAAGGCCGGTGAGATCAGATACCTGGGTTTTCGCGTTGATCAGGGGACTCCCGCCTTCGGTGCGGTCTTCGATTTGCAAGCCGGCGTGATCTCCAATCCGGCTAATTCCGAGGGCGCCGGAACGGTGTCCGGCGCGACGATGCAGGCGGTTGGTAATGGCATCTACCGGTGCACTCTGTCAGGTAACCTTGGCGCCAACACGACCGCACGCTGTTGTTTGATCAATATGATCACGCCAACGGGCACCGGTTTCGTGACATATCAGGGCGTTTCCGGAAACGGTTCTTATGTCTGGGGCGTGCAATACGAACAAGGCGCGTTGACCAGCTACATTCCAACGACGGCGACGGCGGTGACGAGAGCCGTGGATCGGTGTGGTATCGCGTCCGCCAACATGGCGCCGTGGTTCGTATCAACTGTTGGTTCGTGGTTCGCGGAGTTCGTTGGTTTGGTCCCATCGCCGAACAATGCTTGCATTATCGCGGAGCCCGGCACGACATTCGCGGGGAAGAAGCCTGTTACAGTGCTCAGCACCACCAACTTCGCCCTGGGTCAATACGATGGTGCCGGTATTGTATCCACGCCGAACGCGACAACAGCGAATGTCGTGGCGAGGACGGTATCGACATGGACAGCCGGCCAGGCCAAGGCAGTCCTCAACGGTGGAGCGGTCGCGACATCCGCGACCTTGACGCTGGGCTATTCTTCACTAGCGACCAACGGCGTTAACTTTCTCACGCCCGCCTCTCTGGCTTCAAGCGATAACCTGACCGGTTACATCCGCCGTGTTCAATACTGGCCGCGCGCTCTGTCCGACACCGAGATGCAACAGGTGACGACATGAACGCCTATAAGCTCAGATATTCTGACTATCCCGGCACCGACACCGGGCCGCCCGATCCGGAGCGGTGGGTTGGCCCGCCGGGACAGCCTGGTCGCGACGGCCAGGACGGTGTGGATGGCCAGGACGGCGAAAAGGGTGATACCGGACCGATCGGGCCGCCTGGTTCAGTTGACGCCGGTAGCGTGACCGGACCGCTCTACTGG